CTGAAGAGCGCACCCCAAGAGAAAACGAGACGCGAGAAGCGTCTGCAAGACCTAGTGATTCATGGATTCCAGCTTCCATCCTGCCTGACCCTAAGCCTCAAGATGGCTGGGTTTTCCGGTGGGTTAGAACTAAAACCCTTGGTGAATCAGATAATGTTCATGTGTCTAGAATGTTTCGGGAAGGTTGGACGCCTGTAAAGGCAGAGGATCATCCTGAGCTTATGCTTTCCTCTGATATTGGATCTCAGTTTGAGGGCAATATAGAGGTTGGCGGCTTGCTTCTATGTAAGGCTGACAAAGCTAAAATGGATGCTCGTACTAAGCACTTTGAACAGGTAGCTGATAATCAAATGCAATCCGTGGACAATAATTTCTTGCGCGAAAACGACCCTCGTATGCCGCTGCTCAATCCAGAGCGAAGCACACGGGTGTCTTCATTTGGTAAGGACTAACCTCTGGCAAGGGGTTGGTTGATTAACTTGAGGAGGCCACTATGGCTACCGCTGCAACCCCTATGGGTGCTGAACCAGTTGATACTTTAAGTGCGAGCGGCTCGTTTACGGGCAAGGTTCGTCACATTAAGATCGCCAATGCTTATGGAACTGCTATTTTTTATGGCGATTTCGTAAAGTTGGTTGCTGCTGGCACCGTTGAAAAAGCCGCTGTAACAACCTCTGTTGTTGCTGGCACCGTTGGCATCTTTGTAGGCTGCGCTTACACTGATCCCAGCACAAACCAGATGACATTTAACCAACAATTCCCAGCATCAACTGCTGCTGATGACATTGTTGCTTATGTCGTTGACGATCCTAAGTTGTTGTTCCGTATGCAAGGTGACGAAGCTATTGCTCAAACCGGATTAGGAAACAACATCTCAGCAGTTAACACTGCGGGATCAACCTCCATCGGACGAAGCAAGAACGCCCTAGACGGCGGATCTATCGCTACGACCAATACATTACCACTGCGTGTCGTTGATTTCGTAGATGGCCCAACCAGCACTGTAGGTGATGCATTCACAGATTGTATCGTTACCTACTTGCCTCTGAGCCACGCTTACGAAACCAAGCTCGGCGTTTAAGGAGAACTAGGCAATGGCAATTTCAAGAGCGCAAATGCTTAAAGAACTCCTGCCGGGGCTTAACGCCTTATTTGGTTTGGAGTACGAAAAATACGAAGACGAGCACACTCTCATTTATGAGACTGAAAGTTCTGATCGTTCTTTTGAAGAAGAAGTGAAGTTGAGCGGCTTTGGTGCTGCTCCCGTTAAAGCTGAGGGTTCTGCAATCTCTTACGATTCAGCGCAAGAAAGCTATACGGCTCGCTATAATCACGAGACGATTGCGATGGGCTTCGCCATCACCGAGGAAGCGATGGAAGACAATCTTTACGATTCTCTCTCTGCTCGCTACACCAAAGCTTTGGCACGGGCTATGGCCTATACCAAGCAAGTTAAAGCAGCGAATCTGCTTAACAATGGTTTTACCAGCTTCCAATCTGGAGATGGTGTTACGTTGTTCAACGCTTCGCACCCATTAGTTAACGGTGGAACAAACTCCAACCGTCCATCTACTGGCGCTGACTTGAACGAAACATCGCTTGAGCAAGCAATCATTGAGATTGCAGCGTTCACCGATGAGCGTGGCCTGCTTATCGCAGCCCGTCCTCGTACCTTGGTTGTTCCTCCTGCACTGATGTTTACAGCAGATCGTCTGCTTGAAACCACTCAGCGCGTTGGCACTGCTGACAACGACATCAACGCCATCCGCAACATGGGTGCAATCCCCGGCGGATATGCTGTCAATCACTATTTGACTGACAGCAATGCCTTCTTCATCATGACTGATGTACCGAATGGCATGAAGATGTTTGAGCGTACCGCTCTAGAAACGAGCATGGACGGAGATTTCGATACGGGTAACGTGAGATATAAAGCTCGCGAACGCTATTCCTTCGGGGTAAGCGACCCACTCGGAATTTACGGATCTCCCGGCTCTAGCTAGAGTGACGTAACTTTGAACAGGGCTGCTTTCGGGTGGCCCTTGTTCTTTTCCTGACTAATTGTTTCACATGAAACATTTAGACTAACCCAGACAGGAGACTACAATGGGTACTACGACTTTCACGGGTGCAGTTCGTTCTGAAAGCACCTTCAAAACTGTAAGCAAAGACAGCACTTCTGGTGCTATTACTGAGGTTGCAACTATCGGTGACGGCCCCGTTAGCCTTGCTGATGGCAACGTAACCTTAACTAACGCCACTCACAGCGGACGAATACTGCTGGTTCCAGATGGCGGACAAGACAACACCTACACCTTGCCAGCGCCTATTGCTGGGTCTGTGTTTAGGTTTGTTTACGCTGGCGGTGCCGCTGACGCAACTGATGCGCTTATCGTTACCCCCGGAAACACTAATTTTTACATTGGTGGTGTTACTTTCCTTGATACTGACAACGAAGTTAGTGCAGTTTTTTCTGATGGCAACTCAAATAGCAGCATTCAGTTAAACGTACCTGCTGGCTTTGATGTAACGATTATTGGTTTGAACACAACCAATTATCAGATCTTCGGCACTGTTACGGGCGCAACTGCACCTGCATTTGCTGATCAGTAATAGGAGGTTAGCATGGCCGATGCAGTAGCAACTCAAACCATTGAGGATGGTGGTAGCACCGCCATTTTCAGGTTTACAAATGTCAGCGATGGCAGTGGCGAAAGCGCGGTCACAAAGATCGACGTATCAGCCCTTACTGCTGACCCTATGACTGGCGCGGCTTGTACCTCTGTTGTCATCCAAAAGATCTACTACTCATGCATTGGTATGGGCGTAAAGATCTTCTTTGATGCAACCACTGATGTGCTTGCTTGGCAGCTAAACGCGGATTGGTCTGATACGCTTGATTTCACTGACTTCAGCGGTATTCCAGATACAGAGGCGAGCGGCACCACGGGTGATATTAAATTCACCACGGTGGGTCATTCTAGCGGCGATGTGTATAACATCGTTATGCAGGTTCGCAAAAGATACTAGTAGTAGTTGTGGCTAGAAACTACAAAGAAGAATACAAGGATTTCCATTCAAAGCCTGATCAGAAGAAACGTCGTGCGGGGCGCAACGCTGCAAGACGCAAGATGACTGCGGCTGGCAAGGTTAAGAAGGGTGACGGTAAAGACGTTCACCATAAGGATGGGAATGCCTTGAACAATAAAAAGAAAAATCTTCGGGTAGAGTCTAGGTCAAAAAATAGGGCCAGAAAGAAATGAGCTTAACTGACGCTGAAAAAAACAGGCTCAAAAAGGTTGGATTATCAGGTCTTAATAAACCTAAGCGCACCCCAAGTCACGCAACTAAAAAAGCTGTAGTGGCTGTGCGCGATGGCAGCAAGATGAAGATTATTCGCTTTGGTGACCAGAAGATGGGTCACAACTACAGCGCGGAGGCTCGCAAGAGTTTCAAGGCCAGACACGGCAAGAATATTGCCAAAGGAAAAACTAGTGCTGCCTATTGGGCAAACAAGGTTTTTTGGAGCGGTAAGGGTGGGAGCAAAAAGTCTCCACCTAAGTCTCAAAAGCAAAAGTTTGGTAAAGGCTAATGGCTATTAGTCGAGCGCAAATGGGTAAGCAAATAAAGAACGCCCCCGCCAAAAAGAAGCGGGTATCCAAGAAGAAGACAAAGGCTAGGAGGCCGTAATGGCTGTAAGCGGTACATATGCGTTTAACTTAGACCTTTCTGATGCTATGGAAGAGGCGTTTGAACGCGCAGGCCTTGAGCTTCGTAGTGGCTATGATTATAGGACTGCTCGCAGAAGCATAAACTTGCTGATGCTTGAGTGGCAAAACCGAGGACTTAATCTTTGGACGGTTAAGGAGGGGACGCAAGCGTTAACCTCTGGGACTTCCGCGTATGCTTTAGATGCAAAGGTTTTTGACATCATAGAGGCGTTTGTTCGTATTAATGCTGGCAATACCTCTACGCAGCAAGATCAAACATTGACTAGGATATCTGTAAGCCAGTACGCCCATCTTTCAAACAAGCTTTCTGAAAGCAAACCTTTGCAGTATCAGATCGATAAAGCGCCGTCGCAGATCACCGTGAACCTCTGGCCTGTTCCAGACAAATCTACCTATACGCTGGTTTATTATTATTTGGAGCGTATAGACGATGCCGGATCTCCCGCATCAAACAACATGGACGTACCTGCTAGGTTTCTTCCCTGCTTAGTTGCTGGTCTTGCATATCAGCTAACCTTGAAGTTTCCAACGGCGAGTGATCGCTCCGCTGTGTTGAAGGCCGACTACGAAGAGCAATGGAATTTAGCCGCCGATGCAGACAGGGAGAAAGCCTCTCTGTATGTTGCTCCGTTTATATCGAGCAGTTTGTAGTATGAGTGCCTTTGCCAGCGGCAAGCACGCTTTTGGCTTTTGCGACCTAACAGGGTTTAGGTATCCTCTAAAAGACCTTGTTCCGCAAATAGTTAACGGCAGGCCGACAGGTTTGTTGGTTGGGAAGGATGTTAACAGCCCTGACCAGCCTCAGTTAAAGCTCGGACGCATCAGAATGGACGATCCCCAAGCTTTGAGGAACCCAAGACCAGATCAGGGTTTGGATGAAAGCAGAATCCTGTCTTCGTTTGATCCAGTGGGTCAAGTTGGATTGGAGATGTTTGGCAGCATTGGCACAGTAACAGTGAGTACAGGTTAATGGCTTTTACATTTACAACGCTAAAAAGCGCCATACAAGATTATTTAGAAACGACAGAGACTACTTTCGTTAACGATCTGCCCACAATTATTACTCAGGCAGAGGAGCGAATACTCAAGTCGGTTCAGTTACCAGATTTTAGAAAGAACGCTAACGGCACGACTACCCAGTCAAACCCCTATCTGTCTGTACCGTCTGACTTCTTAGCAACGTACTCTCTGTCAATAGACAACAGCGGGTATGAGTTCTTGATTAGAAAAGACGTAAACTTTATCCGCGAGGCGTACCCTGTTGCTTCAACTACAGGTGTGCCGAAGCATTATGCATTGTTCAATGAGCAGTCGTTTATTTTAGGGCCAACACCTAATGGCAATTACGCGGCAGAGATACATTACTTTTACAAGCCTGAGTCAATAACGGTTTCTAGTGACGGCACAAGCTGGCTAGGCACCAATGCTGAAAACGCACTTCTCTACGGTTGCTTGGTTGAGGCGTACACCTTCTTGAAGGGCGAGCCTGATCTTCTTCAGTTGTACTCAACCAGATACAACGAAGCATTAGAAGAGTTGAAGTCTTTGGGTGAAGGGTACAACACTACAGACAGTTACAGGTCGGGCGCTGTGAGGGCGGCTAGATAATGTTGATTCAAGCGCCAACACTTGAGATAGGTGAGGTTTCTGTTTCTACTACAAACAACAAAGGCCACAGTCCTGAGTTCTGGGCTGAGTCTGCCGCAAACAGGATTGTAAGTGTTGGTGGTGATTGCCACCCAGTCATAGCAGAGCAAGCAAGGGCGTTTAAGGAATCAGTCTTAAAGGTCGTTGAGTATTATATTAAGCAGGCAATACAGAGTGACAGAACAACTCTTATTGGTGAGCTTGAAGCACAAGGCCAGAGTGAAATGGCTGAAATTATTAGGAGATTGTAATGAGCATCACGACAGCTATGTGTACTAGCTTCAAGCAAGAGCTAATGGAAGCAAAGCACAACTTTTTGAACTCTGGCGGTAATACTTTCAACCTTGCGCTATACACAAGCAGTGCAACCTTGAATGCCAGCACAACAGCGTATTCAACCTCAAACGAGGTGAGCGGCACCAACTACACAGCGAAAGGTGCGTCTTTGACTCGCGTAGACCCAACCACATCAGGCACTACGGCATTCACAGACTTTGCAGACCTGACATTCAGCAATGCAACGATTACCGCGAATGGGGCGCTCATATTCAATGATTCAGCCTCTGGTGATCCGGCGGTTTGCACGTTAGCTTTTGGCGGCGACAAGACCAGTACAGCCGGAGATTTTACGATTCAGTTTCCGACAGCAGATGCTTCTAATGCGATTATAAGGATTGCGTAAATGCCAGCAGCAAAAAAGCCAGCAAAGAAGAAGTCAAAATCTAAGGTTAATGAGGCTGGTAATTACACAAAGCCTGAGATGCGTAAGCGTCAATTCAACAGGATTAAGGCTGGCAGCAAAGGCGGTAAGCCGGGGCAGTGGTCGGCGCGTAAAGCTCAGATGTTAGCGAAGGCTTATAAAGATGCTGGTGGTGGCTACAAGTAATGACTCTTAAAAAGTCACAAAAAAGCCTAAAGAAGTGGACTAAGCAGGAATGGGGAACCAAGTCAGGCAAACCATCCACTCAAGGCAAAAAAGCCACGGGAGAAAGGTATCTCCCAAAAAAAGCTCGTCAAGCTTTAACAGACAAAGAATACGCAGCAACAAGCAGAAAGAAAAAAGCTGATACAAAGAAAGGCAAGCAGCATTCCAAGCAGCCCAAAAAGATAGCTAAGAAGACAGCAAGGCACAGGAAATAGCGTGTGGCAATTGTTAATGGCTGGGGCAGAGGAACTTGGGGCGAAGGCGCGTGGAACGAGCCTGATGTTGTCGAGCCTACGGGTGTCGCTGGTACAGGCGCTGTCACGACAGTTACCGTTGATGCGGAAGCAAATACCTCTGTCACAGGCGTTTCTGGAACGTCAGCAGTCGGCACAGTCACTACGTCAGCAGCCGCTGATGTATCGGTTACAGGCGTTTCTTCAACAGGGTCTATTGGCTCGGTTACGGTCACGGGTGAGTCAAACGTCACATCGCCTAGCGTCTCCGGCACAGGGGCTGTCACAACGGTCACTATTGATGCAGAGGCCAACGCCTCGGTTACCGGAGTTTCTGCAACAGGTTCAACAGGCACGGTTGCAGCCACTGGTACAGCGGTTATCAGCCCCACGGGTGTTGCTGGCACAACTGCTATCGGCACCATATCGGTATCTTGTGACAACAACCTTAGCGTCACAGGGGTTTCTGCAACTGCGAGCGTCGGTGATGTATCGGTCACGGGCGGCTCAATCATTGTGCCTACTGGCGTTAGCGGCACTGGCGCAACTAATACGTCAAATGTATGGGGTCTTGTTGACAACAGCCAAACGCCTAGCTGGTCAACCATATCAACAACCCAAACACCTAGTTGGTCAGAAGTATCAACAAGTCAAACACCAAATTGGGAAGAGGTAGCTTAAATGGCAACTTATGTAAACGATTTACGGCTCAAAGAGATTGCCACTGGAGATGAGGCAGGCACATGGGGCACGAGTACAAATACTAACCTCGAATTAATTGCTGAGGCATTTTCATTTGGCACAGAAGCAATCACGACGAACGCTGATACTCATACTACTACTATTGCTGACGGCTCTACTGATCCCGGTAGGAGTCTTTTCCTTAAGTACACTGGCACTTTAGACTCTGCCTGTACGATCACTATTGGCCCGAA